GAAGCCGTGCAAGGATCTCCTTTGCTGCAGAAGCATCTGCGAGTTACCCGCGAAGGTATATTCTACGACGCCGCCAACAGCAGCATACAGGCGCTTGCTACAGACATTACAAACATGGACGGCAAAAACGTCCATGTGGCCATTTTTGATGAAATACAAGAGTATCGTGATTATGGCTTGATAAACATCATCAAACCGAAAATGAAAAAGCGAAAGCAGCCGCTTGCACTATACATCAGCACATTTGGAAACGTGATCGATGGTGTGCTGATGGACCTGTATGTGCTTGGCGGTAAAATACTTTCGCAGGATCCTGCAATAAGCCCTCGCGTTGCGGATAGGTTTTTTGCCTACATCGCCGAAATTGACGAAAATGACAAGCCCGAAGACGATGAAAACTGGATAAAAGCAAACCCTTCGCTTGGGCGTTTGCTGCAGATAGAGACGCTACGTGATGAGTGGGAACGCGTACGGCTCGTTCCCTCCGAACGGTCCACGTTCATTAACAAGCAGCTTAATGTATTTACAAGCGTTGATGAGCTGTCTTACCTCGACAGCAAGGTCATTCTTGCAAACGATGGCTACTACGATCTTGAGAAGTTGCGTGGTGCGTGCTGCTATGGCGGCTTTGACCTATCGGACAGCGAGGACTTTACGGCCGCCGCGCTCGTTTTCCCTATCGAGGGAGGACGGTTTTTTATTTTGCACCATAGCTGGATCACTCGAAAAAAAGTGGAGCAAAACCGTGAAAAACTCGACTGGGACACCCTCCAAAAAGAGGGATATCTGACAGTCGTAGACGCCGAGTATATATCACACGAATATGTAAGAGAGTGGTTTGTGTCTCAACGCAAACTGTACGATATTGCGGTCGTTGGATACGACCCGGCAAAAGCATACCGCATGGTGGAGGACATGAAAAAAGACTTTGTTATGGAGGTAGTCAGGCAGGGTGAACTTACGCTGACGGCGCCTTTGGACGATTTAAAAAATCAGTTTTTGGACAAAAACATCGTCCACAACAACGATAAATTGTTTAACTGGTACCTCGGCAACGTAAAGCTTACAAAAAGAAGCGATGGCGGCACCTATTTGCCAACAAAGAAAAACAGATACAGAAAAATCGACGGCTTTGCAGCGACTCTGTGCGCTTATGTAGTGCTTTTGAGGCATCAAAGTGCGAGGATCGATCCGAAGAAAGAGCTGAGCACTGTAATAAGCCTACGGTGAAGGGGGTGAAAAAATGAAACTTAGATTATTCCAAACAAGGAAAAAAGCAGAACCAAAAGAAAGAGATCGTCCGATAAACGGTACAGAAAACATGAACTATGTGGGGTTTGTTCGTGGTGATTACACACTCCAAAACAGTGCTTTGATCTTTGCGGCGGCAAGCCGTATCGCAAACGCACTCGCGTCGATGCCGGTGCATGTATACAAGGGGAATCAACGCGTGCGCTCAGATCCTCGCGATGTGCTTTTGTCGTCTCGGCCAAACAAGTTTATGACGGCACCGCTATTTTTTCGCACTCTTGAGCTGTGTCGCTGTACTTACGGCAACGCCTACGCGCTAAAAATTGTTGATGCCAACGCTCAGGTTGAGCGGCTTGACGTCTTGGACCCCTCTTGCGTGACGCCGTTTATAAACAGTGATACACAGGAGCTGTGGTATCGATTGTCTCCTCCGTTTTCGCCGCAGTACTTTGTCCACTCTTGGTATATGCTCCATATTCCATTCGCCGCCGCCAATGGCATTACAGGGATAAGCCCTATAAGCGTACTGCAAGACACTTTGGACTTCCAGGCAAATATTGACCATATGAGCCTTGAGCAGATAAAAAGAGGTATTAATGCTCAGGTCGTACTCGAAGCACCGGCGAGCCTCGGGGAAAGCCAAAGACAGAGAATGATCGAGGACTTTGTGAAAACTTATAAGCAGTCCGGGGGCAATGTGTTGCTGCTCGAAAGCGGGGTATCTGCGAAAGCGCTGAATCTAAGTGCAATCGACAGCAAAAAGTTTGAAGTGGAAAAACTTACGCGCTCTAAAGTTGCGATGGTCTATTCTTTGCCTCCTCACCTCCTTGGGGATTATTCGGACAGTTCTTTTGCGTCCCAAGAGCAACAAATGCTTGAATTCTCGGTGCTTACAATGTTGCCTATCGTAACTTTGTATGAGAGGGGTCTTGATCTGCTGCTGTTTTCGACGAGTGAAATTAAAGACGGGTGGCATACCGCGTTTGACATGGACGAGCTTACGAGGGCCGACAGCGCAACAAGAGCCAACAGCAATCAAATGAGTATACGCGGCGGTTGGAAGACCCCGAACGAAGTACGTTATGGTTATGGCCTTCCTTCGGATCCTGACGGAGATACGCTGCTCGTATCAAGAGATCTTACGCCGCTGCGCGCGGTTATCAGAGGGGAGGTGGATAAAAATGGCGATACTTAAAGCGGATGCCGCGAAGGATATAGGTACCATAAACAGATACGCCTTACGAGAAATGACACCCGATGAAGTTTTTTGCTTTTCGGCCGTGTTGTGCAACAATCAGCCCGACAGGGATGATGAGAGGTTCGCTGACGCCGCATTATATCGTATGGCAGAGCTTTTTGTGGGCAAACCCGGGGTTGTTGGACATGAGTGGAGCGGTGAAATGTCGTCTGCGCGCATATATCGGGCAGGCGTAAAAAGCAAAGGGACGCTGCTTGAGTTGCAGGCGGATATTTATATTCCGAGGATACCTGCGCTTGACGGTCTGATATCAAAAATTGACAGCGGCATTATCAAAGAGGTTTCTGTAGCGTGCGAAATGGGCAAAAGACACTGCAGCATATGCGGTTCTCCGTTCGGATGGGACCAGTGCGAAAAAGGACACATAAAGGGCGAGGTTTACGAAGGTGAAAAGTGCTTGAAGATACTTGACGACCCCAAAGATGCCTTCGAATTTTCGTTTGTTAGCGTGCCTGCCCAGCCGGGAGCAGGAGTTGTTAAACGCTATGCCGGAAAGGCCGAAAGTGCACTGCGATACCTGATACAGGCAGAGGTTGAGTTACACGCAGATATGCCCGAAATAAAGGCGTTAATGCAAAAAATAAAAAGCGGCGCTCGCCGCGAAGACATCAAAAGCGCGAACGAAGAGTTTATGCGCGATTTTTTTGAAAGGATGACGAAAAATGACTTTGTACGAAATTAAAGAAAAGCTTGCAGAACTGGGCGCGGCGATTAAAGTTGATGCCGAATGGATAGCAGCCAAAGCTGCTGATCCCACGGTTGAAATTAAAGCGCTCGAAGAAAAGCAGTCGCATAGGGATGAGCTTAAAAAGCGTTTCGATATGCTAAAGGCCCAGGAGGCCGCTATGGAGGCAGAAGAAAAGGCAAAACTCAAGCCCGTAGAACCGGAATCCAAGGATGGCACGGTATCCAAAAAGGCAGAGTTTATCAGGGACGTAATCTCGGGGGCTGTCAAAAAGGACTATCAGGGGCTTGGCTCCATCCCCGCAAACAGCGCTGATTACGGGTACGGAAGCCGCTTGCTTCCCACCAACATGAGCCGACAGCTCCTCACTGAGCCCTTTGAGGAAAACAGTCTCAGAGAAAGAGTAAGAATAACAAATATTGTAAATCTTGTAGAGCCTAAGCTTGGATTTAGCTTTGGTGACGGAAGCCTTGATGATGTGCTTGACCTTGAGTCGGCACGAGAGATCGAGCTGAGCGGTGACAGCATCACATATTCTCGTTTCCAGACAAGGATCAAGGCACGAGTATCCAACAGCCTTTTGCGCGGTGCAGATGTTGATCTGGTGGGCAGTGTGGAAAACGCACTGCGCGGAGGCCTTGCCCTCAAAGAAAAGCGCCGTGCGTTTGCGACTGTTTCGGACGGTACACACGACCATATGAGTTTTTACCTCTCGGGCATTAAGAGCGTTGCCGGCGATTCGACCGTAAAATCTATCATCAATGCTATAGCCGATATACCGACGGCGTATAGAAATATTGCTGTATATATGCGCAGACAGGATTATTATGCCGCACTCGAAGAACTCAACGGAGGCGATGCACTTTACGGGCGGAAGTTGGAAGAGATAATAGGTGCACCTGTTGTGTTTAATGACGCCGCTATAACTCCTGTAGTAGGCGACTTCAGTTACTACGGCATTAACTACGACGAAGCCTCTTTCGATAGCGAAAAGAACATTGATAAGGGCGAGTGGCTGTTTGTCCTTGAGACAGTAGGCGATCAGCGCATCAGAATGAAGAGTGCATTCAGACTGGCGTATGTGCGCGTGATGGTTATCGGTGCAAGCGTTGAGGCATCAAACACAGGTGCCGCCGGTGATACGATCACGGTATCTGCCATTACGACAAATAACGGCAGCACACCTGTGAGTGGCATTACATACCAGTGGCAGAAGTATAACGCAGGAGCGTGGGAAGATCTAACAAGCAGCTATACCGGCTATCACGGTGCAACACTGACCACAAAGAGCACGGATGCAGGCGCAAGCTTCCGATGTGTTGTAACGTTTACCGACACCGACGGCGTCAGCACAGCCGCAAGCAACGTCGTCACGTTGGCAGGAGCTTAATATGAGTGTATCGGGAAACGATCTAAAAAGGTATTTGCGCAACTTGCCCGGCACAGATGATGAGTACGAGAGCTTTGTGGCTGCGGCGAAAGAGAAGCTGGCGGCCGCGGGCGTTGACGAAACTTCTTCCGCGCTCTACGACCTTGCTGTGAAACAGATCGGCGCAACAATGTATTTTGATCGTGACTTGATGGACAAAACCGTTGACGAAATTTCCGCCCAAAACATTGCACTTGCCAGTATTGTTTTACCTCTTAGGTACGGAGGTGGCATTGATGGCTAAGAGATACCATCCCGGCAAAGCGCTTACTCAAATAAGGTTTTGGCGCAGGAGCGCCGAACGCGATAACGCAGGCTATTTTTCGGACAATGACGGGCTCTCTCCTCTTTTTGGGGGAGAGCTCATCTATTGCCAATGGACAGAGGCTTGGGGGCGTGAGCTCTTTGAGGCCCGACAGGCAAAAGTAACCGAACCCGCTACGCTTACGCTGCCATATACAGACGGTGTTAGCGTGCGTGATGTCGTGGAAAAAGTAGGTGACTCCGGCGGATATTTTGAAGTAATTTCGGTTAATGATGTCGGACAAAAACACGCAACGCTGGAGATAAAAATCGTGCGAAAAGAGGGTGCGAAATAATGACGATTCAAGAAAGGGTAAACAGCAATGTTGTAGAAGCCTTAAGCCCGATCGCACCCGTACAGCCAGACGAATACATTGGCGAAAGCGATGTGTATATAGAGTTCGACTACTCCGAAACCGGTATGTCTTATTTTGACAACAAGCCAAAATACATACTGATTGACCTTACGGTGCGTTTTTTTGCCCCCTCGGGCAAGAACGTAACCAAAGAGCGGACCGCAATCGCGTCGGCTATTCTGGGCGCGGGATGGCTTAGGCCGACGGTTGAAAATGCAAGCGATCAAACAGGGCAAGCTTACGTATATACGACCCAAAAGGTGTGGCGCAATGGCTAAGTTTCGTGTCGGGGCGGAAGGAGCGGCACTTGGCGGCATAAACATAGGCAGCTTAACACCGGAAATAAAACTGGCTGCGCTTCACGCAGGAGCAGCCGCAGTAGCGCAAGAAACACGTAAAGCCGCCGAGAATTTAAACGTAAAAGGGCATAGCGAAGGCATCACTAAAAAAAGCATAATAGTCAAAGAAAGCAGAACAAACAAATATAATGAGATTTTCATTACCTTTGATGGTGAGCGGCGCCGTGGAAAGCACATAACCAGAAATGCTGAAATAGCTTTTTATTTGGAATATGGCGTGCGGGCCGGAAGGAAAAACAAAGACTCAAAGGGTGGAAAAAACATACCTGCAAGGCGGTGGATCAGCAAGGCAAACAAAAAGGCCGAAGCCACTGCGGTTGAAGAAATGAAAAAGCATCTACAAAAAGAAAGATAAGAGGAGAGTGGAATTATGGCGCAGTTTGGTCTTGCCCATCCTGTATGGGCACCTATTACATCATATGGCGCGGACAAAATGCCGGTATTTGGCAGAGGCAGAATAATCGGGAAAGAAAATCTTGCAAACTGGACGCCGACGGTAGCAACAGCAAGCTTCCCTGCCGACAACTACGCCGCTCATCAGCGCAGTGTAGTAGTGGGCGGTACGATCGACACAACATTAGACGACATAGCACAGGCGGATTTGATCGAGATGTTTGGCGGAGTTGTTGCTGACGGCGAGTGGAGGCGCGGAGGCGTTGATCAGGGCGCTTACGGCGGCTTTGGATACATTACAGCCAACGAGGACACGGAGGGCAATGAGTATTTTGAGGCCTTTATTTACTATAAAACCAAGGGAGCGCCAACGGCAGAAGCGGCAAATACGCAGGGCGACAGCCTTACGTATACAGGCGTATCTGTGCAGCTTAGCGTCTACAATCTCGGCGACGAAAAAAGGACATACAGAGGACAGCAGCGCTTCCCTACCGAGGCCGCTGCTATTGCTTGGCTTGAAAACAAGCTTAATGTGTCCGAGGCATATTTGGTCGAAATAACCAAGACCGGCGAGGGAGAGGTTGATCCTGTTGGTCCTGTATATGTAACGGCCGGCGGAGAGCTTGAGGTAAGTATATCCGGGACACCTACGGCAGTATATGATAACGGCGCGGACGTAAAAGAGTCTGTAACAAATGGCAAATACACGCTCAGCGGCGTTGCTGCAGATCATGAGATCGTAGTAATCTATTAATCAATTCACGGGCAGGGGGTCTCCTCCTGCCCCTTTTTTGGAGGGAACATGCACAGAGGAACGCCTTACAAAAAGTCTTTTTTTGTGTATAACGCATGGGCTTTTTTTGAGATGCAAAAAGCCGAAATTGAGGTTGCGGAAACACTAAAGCAAACCCCGGAAAGTTTTGTCGATCTTTGCAAAACGGCCGAAATTTTGAGCATCGCGGGAGCTGCTGCCCGTAAATATTTTGGATTTGATCCACCGGGAGAAACGCTGTCGGCAGACGCTTTGCTTGTAGGTCTGGAGGGCAGATTAAGCGCAGGAGAGCTTGCGCTTGCTGTTGGCAAGGCGATAAACGAGGGCATGCAAACCGATTACGCCGGGCAAAAAAAAGACAGAGACTTGATCGCTGAGAGGCTAAAAAAAAAGAAAAATTAAAGTACAGCAAGTTCGTGTCGGCCGCCATCGGCGCCGGTCTTTCCCTGCGTGAAGCGATGCTCATTGAAGTTGGGCGTGGGATGGAAATTGCCGGAATGAGAGGAGGGAAAACACACGTCGACTAAAACGATATCAACAAGGATCGTACTCGAAGGCGAAAAAGAGTACAATCAAGCGATTAAAAACATAAATGCCGAGCAAAGGTTGTTGCAGGCGCAGCTAAAAGAAAGCGAATCGGCGTTTGATGGGAACGCAAACAGCATTGAGGCGCTTACAGAAAAAGATCGTCTGCTGAAAGCTCAAAGTGAAAAGCTGACGGAATCTATCAAGCAGTCGGAAAAGATGCAGCAGACAGCGGCCAAAGCTGCCGACGAACACAGAAACAAGCTCGACGCTTTGCAAAAAGAGCTTGAAGAGCTGGCTAAAACCGAAGGCAAATCCGCTGACGAAAAAGAAAAGCTTGCTCAAAAAAGCGAAGAGTTACAAAACGACATTGCTGCCGAAAAGAACGCTGTATCCAACGCCGAAAGAGCGGAAACCAAGTACGCCACGGCCGCAAGCAAAACGAGGACCCAACTTAATAACCTAAACAAAGAGATTAAGCAAAACGAGCAGTATCTTGACGAGGCGAAAAACAGCGCGGATGGAGCAGCCAAAAGTATAGATGAGTATGGCAATAAGGCAAAAAAAGCCACGCCGGAAAGCGACGGTTTTGCCGAGGCCCTCAAAGATATCGGCGTAGCAGCTGCTGTTGCATCTACCCTCAAAGCCGCGGGCGAAGCTGCTCTTGATATGGCAAACGATCTGGGCGAAGCAAATGCAATAATCGTCAAAGCAACAGGAGCAAGCGGCGATAAACTCAAGGAGTTTAATGATATCGCAGCAAGAGTGTATGGCAATGTTGATACGGATGACTTTTCTTCAGTCGCGGAAGGGCTCGGAGAGATAAATACACGCCTTGAAGCTCAAGGCGATGAGCTCGAAGAGTTGACAAAGCTTTTCGTCGAGTACGCCGACGCCACTGACAGCGACGTAAAACAGGCGGTAAAAAGCGTTAGCGATGTAATACACAGCTATAATGTCGAGCTCAAAGACACGGGAGATCTCCTCGACAAGCTTACCGTTGCCGGACAGATATCGGGTATAAGTGTAGACAGTCTTTCGGACCAGCTTACAAAAAACAAGGCGAGCTTGCAGGCTCTTGGGTACGACCTTACAGACAGCATTGCTTTACTGTCTGCTTTCGAAAAAAGCGGAATAAATTCGGAAGCGGCGCTTACAGGCTTGAGACAAGGAATTGCTAAGCTTGCAAAAGATGGCAAAGAAGGCAAAGAAGGACTGCAGGAAGTTATAGACCTAATAAAGGCGGCAGGATCCGAAAGCGAAAGCAACGCGCTTGCCATAGAATATTTCGGAAACCGTGCAGGGCTTGAGCTTGCACATGCAATTCGAAACGGGCGCTTTGAACTTGAGGAGTTTACCGCGGCGCTTAACACGTCGGGCGGAGCAATGCAAAAGACCGCCGACAATTCCGACACATACATCGACGCGATCCAACAGATCAAAAACTCTTTGTTTGCTACCACTTCCGCTTTTGTGTCCGCTCTACAGCCTGTTGACAGATACGGAGAGGCGCTGGAAAAGGGGACGGCGGCGCTTGATGATGCCCGGAGCAAAACAAATGAGTATAATGCTGCGTTGCGGTCTACGGAGTATAAATTCGACGCAGCTGAGCGCTATGCAGAACGGCTTGCGGCAATCGCCGACGAAGGAGAGCTTACGGCCGCTCAGCAGGAAGAGTATGCAGGAGTTGTTGCGGGCTTAAACTCGCTGTTGCCCGAGCTAAATCTTACGATTGACGAAAATACAGGGCGGCTGTCGTTAAACACCGAGGAAATATACGAAAACATCAGTGCTCTGAAAGAGCAATATGCAGCGGAAGCGGCGCTTGCTCGAAATGAGGACTTGATAGAAAGCTTGGGATCGCTGTCTCTCGCTATAGAGCAAAACAACAGCGATATACAAGCCCAGAAAACAGCCATCGAGGAAAGCAAGGCTGCCGCTACAGCCTATGCGCTGCAAATCATAGATACGTTAGCGCCGGGGCTTGATACTGCCGGTATGAGCTATGACCAGTTGATAGACAAAGCACAGGGTCTTGCGGCAGGCCAAAACACATTGACATCAACGGGTGACCTTCTGGCGGACTCTCTTTATGCGCAAGGTTCGGCTACGTGGGATCTGTACAGCTCGATGTCAGATGCGGCGCGCGCTGCCAAAGAAGAGGAAGAAGCCCTAAAGGGCACAGAAGCGGCGCTCCGAGAAAACGAGACGGCATATAGCGAGCTTGAAAATGAGTTACAGGAAAATACGACTGCTTATGAAAGAGGCGTTGAAATAGTCGGGGAGTATGCCTCTGTGCAAGGAGAGGCTGCGGAAGAAACCGAAAAAGTAACAGCGCTTACGGAAGAGCAGCAGCAGGCGTTAACAGAATACGGCGATAAATCGGGCGAGGTCGTAACAACGCTTGAAAAAGCTTTTGCCGATGTGGAAAAAGCATATACCAGCGCTTATAACACAGCTCTATCAAGCCTGAAAGGCCAGATGGGGCTGTTTGACGATGTGGCCGAGGCGTCAAAAGTTGACACGGATGAGATCATCCGCAACTGGGAACGTCAGGCGGAATATTACGCCAAAGCCGAAGAAAATCTAAAGCGTTTTTCGGATAGCTCTTTAGGTGTGTCGGAGGACCTTGTCAAAGCGCTGGGAGACGGCACGGCCGAAAACAACGCCTTTATCGATGAGTTTCTGAGAGGGTATGACAGCCTTGAAGGCGAAGGCGAAGAGCTTGTCCAAAAGCAAAAAGACTATGTAGCTAAGTTTAACGAGTCCTTTGCCGGTATGAACGAAGGACGCGAGGCTTTTGCCGAACAGATAGCCGGCATCCAAAGCGAATTGGAGTCAAAGCTTGCGGAAATAGAAAAGCTGTCGGAAGATACCGCAAACAAGCTGCGCGACGATTATAACGCTTATTACAATGCGGCATCGAGCAATATGACAGGTCTTGTAAAGGGATATCAAGATAAATATGCTGAGCTTTCGCGCGCTGTTGATGCCGTGCGCAGAAAAACCCAAGAGCTTGCAGGCGGCAATGCTTCTCATGGCCCTGCCCCGAGCGTCGATGGATCGCACTCTGCAGGGTTAGCGTATGTACCGTACGACGGATATATAGCAGAGCTGCACAAAGGCGAGCGCATACTGCGTGCACAAGAGGCAAGACTGTATAACGCGGCTGAAGTCCTTGGCACGGGATCACATACCGCGTCGCCCAAGTCAGTAACAGTTAATGTTTACACGCAGAGTATGAGCGCAGCCGAACAGGATCGGCTTGTCGATATAGTTAACCGGAGGTTGGGACGATGAGGGCGGCCTATTTGTTGGACAGGAAAACGTTGAAAATAAAACAGCTGCTTACTGTAACGGATATCGAGGAGGTCATCGGCTCGATTTGGGACGAAAAGACGAGCATAGAAACCGTGACGGATATAAAAGGTCAAAAAGGAGATCTCATCGCAGTAGATCAACGCCTGCACGTGATAGACAACATAGCATATAGCAGTGCACTTGCAAAAATAACTGCAAGTGATTTTTTTTCGCTGTTTAACAGGCTTGTGTTTTATAGGCCGGAAAACGCCAAAAACGCCGCGGGCGGAAACATGGACGCAGCGGTGTTTGCAGCGAAAGAAATAAACCGCAACTTTGTGACAGTAGGCAACAAAAATTTCGCACATAGATGGTTGACGGTAAACGGGTATGACGGCGGCGGATGGGTGGCACCCATTACAGATAAGGGCTTATATTCGCCGAGAGCATATTTGGCCTACATATGCAGAGCGGCCAATATACGGGCCTCGTATCGCTACAGCGCGTCGGGAGTTGTTATGGACATACGTCTGTACAAGCCCCTCAGACGCGTTATTGATTTTTCGAACAGGTTATTCTCCGTCCGGGAAATTAATCTCGCGTCTCAGAGCGTCTCCTGCGTCACTTATTACGACCAATCAGGACAAAGCGTAACTTTCTACCGGAATGACGATCCGCGAGCAGACGGAACGTGGGAAGCAGAAAGCATAGACGATCTGTCGGACGCGCCGGCACGTGCTGCTGCTCGATTTTCCGAGAGTGCCGGAAGCTGCAAAATTGAGTTTTATGGAGACGACAGTATTAACTTTATGGATCGGGTATCTGTTCGCTTGTTAGACGGCCAGATAGTTGACACATATATCGCAAGTAAAAAAATGATTAATGGCCGAGCGCTATACAGGTGCGGAGATGTTCCGACAACGTTGACAGACGACTTACTGAAGGAGGTGTAGAATGAGGAAATTTTATCTGCAACTGGAAAACGGCGTAAGGCTTGACCTGAACAGCGAAGATGTGTTTTTTTCATACCCTCAAGGACTGGGATATGAGAGTGCAGCGGACTACACAAACATCGGAGGTGGCTTTTTTCTACAAGCGGAAGCGAAGGAAAGACAAAGCGTTATCACCGGAGATATCGTTTTTGCGAGCTACGGTCTGTACAAGGACAATGCGATGTACCTTGATGCTGCGCAAATTGTATATGCGCCCGAAGATGTAGAATATCTAAGGGACATCGTTATTCAGAGCGTCGGCAAAGGCGAGCTTGATGCGACGGGGTTGTTAATATGCCCGGTAACTATACTGGCGCTTAGTCCCTGGTATACGGCACAAAGGCGCGTGTTAACCATGAACCCCTCGGCCGAGATAGAAAAAGCCAAAAGATATCCGTATAGATACTCTTATGCATACGCTTACGCAGGAGCAAGCGGCGGGATATCGGTTAGTGCCGGAGGCCAGCAGCCGTCGCCCGTTAAAGTAACTATGCAGGGGCGCGTTGTTAATCCTGTAATCAGTCTCTACCGCTCAGGGGTATTGATAGGCAAAGCGGCACCGTCGGTAACGGTCCCCGAAGGCAGTACGCTAATATACGACAGCAGGCCAAAAAACCCGGGGATATGGATTGACGGCGTGAGTGTTATTGACGCTTTGTCTCTCGATTACCCTAACTTTTTCGAGATCCCTACAAATGCCGCGTGCACGTTGAGGATAAGTGCATCGGCTTTTTTTTCTTCCCTCGTAACGATAGATATTTTTGATTTTTACAAGGTGGTGTAATATGAGCATATATTTGGATGGCGTGACATTTGATGAGCAACTTGTTACAGCCGGCGCAGATGCGCGTCTTAATCGTGCGGCATATACAGACGGCATCATAAATGGTTGCGTTGTAAGTTATTCGGGCGATACACTGTATGTTTCGCCCGGCAACGGTATATCTTGCGGCCGCATGTGGCGTATACCGGCCGAGTTGTCTGTTCCGATGACGAGTGCGGAAGGATATTTTCGCGCAAAAGTGGTTATCGACGAGAGCGCAACAGCAACACAGGCGGTGTTTGAACAAGTGCGTTTTGTGGTTGAGTACAGCAACGCCGATGCGTTTGGCGCGCTCACGCAGGATGATATCAATGGTGCAGGCACAATATATGAGTGGGAGATGTGTCGCGGAAGAATTAACGGCGGCGCAATCGTCGCCATAATTGCCGGTCCTGCCACAGCGCAAACAATAGCCGGCACGCTTAGACAAGGCCGAGAGCTTGATGTTGGAGAAAACATAGATGAGTTAACAGATCCGGGCGTATATAGGAGCATAAACGCGGAGAGATCGCAATCATTAACGGGCGACGTACCATATACAAGCGGCGGTTTTAGGCTGGTTGTTATGTATACCTCCTCCGGCTCGGCACTGCGGCAAGAGATAATCACGCCGGGCGCTGCGTCACAGCACTATGTACGCAACGGGACAGGAGAGCCCGGAACGTGGCATCCGTGGGTGCGTGACAACATCCCTTCGGGGGTCCTTGACATCGAGCACGGAGGTACCGGAGCGACAACGTCTCAAGAGGCACGCGAGGCCATAGGCGCCGCCGGTCTTGATTACACGCAAAACGGCATGGGGACAGAAATCCCTCAAGGTGCAAATATCAATACTTACACCCAAGCGGGTGTATTTTATTGCCCCAACGCGGATCGGGCTGCCAGTCTCTTTAACCCGCCTACTACAACAGCAGGCTTTCGTCTCGAAGTATTGTATACCAGTGCAACTACGTACGTATACCATATAGCCTACATCAACGGCGGCGCTATGCGCTTGAGATACTTTAACCCGATGTCCGGCGTGTGGACCGAATGGCTGACATATGTCACATACGGAACAGAAGGACTGAACTACACCGAGAACGGCGTGGGCAAAGAAATCCCTCAGGGCAGCAACTTAAATAATTATCTACAAGCCGGCGTATATTTTTGCCCAAATGCAGCACGCGCCGCAACAATCACAAATACGCCCACTACAACAGCAGGGTTTAGACTCGAAGTATTGTATACCAGTGCGACTACGTACGTATACCATATAGCCTATATCAACGGCGGCGCTATGATGAGCCGATATTTTAATCCGACAACTAACACGTGGACCGAATGGCTGACATATGTCAATTTTGGCGCATCGGGATCAAACTACACCGAGAACGGCATGGGCAAAGAAATCCCAAAAAACACAAACCTTAACACCTACACCCAAGCAGGTGTATTTTTTTGTCCAAACGCGGACCAAGCCGCAACGTTACTTAATGCGCCTACGACAGCGGCGGGTTTTCGTCTCGAAGTTTTGTATACCAGCGCGACTACGTACGTATACCATGTAGCCTACATCAACGGCGGCGCTATGCGCTTGAGATACTTTAATCCTGCCGCAAGCACGTGGACGGATTGGATAGAGTACGCTGCTACATCCGGCGCAACCTTTGATGGCACTGTCTCGTTTAGGGCGGGAGTAACAGCAAATAATGGTTTGGCAACGGCGAGTATAACAGGCCTCGAGTCCGTAAACGGCACTCCGATCGAAGAGGCTTATGATGTGTTCGGGGCATTGCCGGCAAACTACTCACCCGAAGGTGTGGGTGCTGCCATAGCGGCCCAAAGCGACTTAGACACATATACAACACCCGGCGCTTATTCCGTACTGTCGGCCGCTATAGCCGCAACGATCGTAAATACGCCGGCAACAGATGCGGGGTATAGACTTGTCGTAACGGCAACATCCTCGACGAACTATCTTGCGCAGATAGCGTACATTAACAGCGGTGTGATAAAAATCAGGTTTTTCAATGGCGCGGCGGGTACATGGGGAACGTGGAACGAATACGCGTTTGCCGACGGCCGTGCAACAAACGGTCCGGGAGCTACAATTGCGGCGGGCGAAAACTTAAACGCATATACAACAGCCGGAAACTATCGCGTTATATCGGGAGCGGTCGCAGCAGAAATAACAAACTCCCCCACTACAACAGCGGGTTTTCGGCTCGAAGTAAAAGCATTATCGTCTGCAAACTTCCTTGTGCAGATTGCTTATATTAACGGCGGTCTGATCCGTGTTAGGTTTTATAACGGCGCTTGGGACGCATGGAAAACAGTCACGTTGGCGTAAAGAGGTGAAAAAATGGAAAATACGATATTAAGGCCCGAACACGAAGAATTTGTGAAAAGAATGGACGCCGAACACAAACGGCAGAATCATCGCATAGAAAAACTTGAACACCATGTACAGCAGCTTGACGCGCTTACCACCTCGGTCGGAAAGCTTGCCGCAAGTGTTGAGAGCATGGTCAAAGAGCAGGAACAACAGGGAGAGCGCCTTGGAGCCCTCGAAGGTCGAGATGGTGAGATGTGGCGCAAGGTTGTAGGTCATGTTATAACCGCCGGAATAAGTATTATCCTTGGGTTTTTGGCGGCAAAAATAGGATTGTGAGGTGTAATTCGTGAAAGAAATTGAGACTTTTTTAGGTGAGCTTTTTATAGGCGAAGGGATAATTGTTGCGGTAGCTGCGTATGTGGTAGGAGAAATAATCAAAAAAGCGCTTAAGTTTGTGCCGAATGAAGTAATACCGCTCATATGCGGCCTGCTTGGTGTAGGATTGGGCTTAGTCCTTGTGGATCTGAGCATTATAGGCGCCGTAAAGGGGCTTTGCCTTGGTTGGGCGGCAACAGGCGGCTATGAAGCTGTGAAGAGTCTAAAAAATAAAACGGATAACGATGTATAAAGGGGTGTGACATATGGGGAAGTACCTGGTTGCAGTTGATAATGGCCACGGGCTCGAAACCGTCGGCAAAGAGACGCCTGTGCTTGCAAACGACATAATAATTGACGGCAAGACGGTGCGAAAAAAAGGAGAAAAAATCAAGGAAAAAGAATGGAATCGTGCAGTAGCAGACAAGCTTATTGAGGCGCTAAAACGCTGCGGAATTGATGTGCTTGACGTTTCGCCCGGTCTGGCAGACGTGTCGCTGAAAACACGATATACCGCAGCAAACAAAGCAGGCGCCGATATTTTTGTGTCGAAACACTATAATGCGGCAAAGGGCAGTTGGTGGAACGGTGGTTATACAGTAACATTTGTTTCGGCGAAAGCGAGCAGCAAAGCGAGAGCGCTTGCCAAATGCGTGCAGGATGAATGTGCAGCCGTGAGTGGTTGGAAAAACGACGGAGTACAAACAGATGTCGATTATCTGGGATATAATGTTGCAGTCTTGCGTAATACAACCATGCCGGCTATACTTACCGAGACAGGGTTTATGGATGTTTGGGAGCAGGCCGTAAAAATGCTTGATCCTGAGTTTGTAACAGCTGATGCAGAGGGTACCTGCAAAGGGATATGCAACTACTTTGGAGTGCGATATGTGGAGCCCAAAAAGGACCCTGAGCAGCCCGGAAGAGAAACAAACATCTACTACGCAATACAGGTGGGCGCGTATAGCAAAAAAGAAAATGCTGTTAACGAGTTGGCAAAGGTACGTGAGAACGGCTACGAAAGCGCTTATCTTGTCCGGAAAAATATTACAACCAAAACTTACGAGGAAATGTGAAATTGCTATAGCCGTTATTGCTTAGTTATTGCTTAGTCGGCACGAACAACGCTTTTTATAGGTAAATAAAAAACCGCTGAAATCAGCGGTTTTTTTGAGTCTGGGTGAGAGGATTCGAACCTCCGGCCTCTTGAACCCCATTCAAATATTTATGTCACCATTAAAAGACATATAAAATTCAAAAATCCGCTGAAATAGCGGATTTTTTTGTTTTTGTAGTTTTTTCCAAAAGTAACGTAAAGACAGGTTAAAAACTACCTTATTGCTTAGCTATTGCTTAGTGTGTGGGGATAAAAAAACAACCTACATCATGTCTGTGATCCTTCGCAAATCGTCGATATTAACGTCCTGATAATGGCGTAACATCTCTGTACTGGTATGCCCGATCAGGCGCAACTTGTCTTTGTCGGCCGCGTCAATATTTTTGATCATCGTAGCGAAACTATGTCTGCAGCTATGCGGCGTATACTTGTGACGGAGCTGTCCACTGCTGTCTCGTTCGGTCGGGTTGTCGAGCTTGAGCGCGTCCAGCACGGAGTAAAATGCATCGCGATAATATGAGATAGACATCGGAGAGCCATCGGGCATACAAAATACTGCTCCGGAGATCTTCCGCTCCGTAAGGCGGTCTATATGCTTTTGGATTTTTGGGGAAATCGTTACGCTGCGGTTTTTGCCCGCGTCTGTTTTGGCGCCGCCGACAAAGAGTTTGCTCTTGCGGTTGTAGTCGGATATCTGCAACGCCAAGAGCTCCGACGGTCTGAAACCAAGATAACACTGGCAAAGCACATAGTCGGCGTACTGTACGGATCCTGCCTCGGCCGCTGCTGCAATAGCTTCTATGTACGCAGTAGGCAGCGCGCTTCTCTCATCCGCATTGTCGGCGCTTATTTTTATATACTCCGCAAGGTTCAGCGCGTTGAGTGTAAGTCCGCGCGGAATTGCATATTTGTACATAAGACCGCACAGCGCTCGCATATTTTCCTTTGTTCGGCGCCCTTTGGTACAATCGTTTATACACTCTTGCAGCTCGTCGATGCCTATATCGTCCATTTTCAGGTAATGGACAGGCTCAAACCATTTATATGCCGCTTTGTAGCAGTCCATTGTAGACTTTGACTTTTGGTGAGTTGGCAGCCACGCTTCGTACACGGCACCGAACGTCTGTCCGCGCTTTTCCGAGGGCTTGTTGATCTCGGCCCACATTTTAGGGATAGCAGCCAAAGCCGCCGCTTTGGAGTCAAAACCATCACGGTTCTTTGTGCGCTTGTGCAGCTTCCCTTCTTCGTCGGCGAAGTAGTTTACGATGATTGTGGCGCGCCATTTTTTGTTGGGCAGCCTGAAGACACTCCCCTGTCCGTTCCCTCTCTTTTTGGGGTTGCGTGGCGGGGGCTGCTGTCTTTTGCCGCAAATGTTGCAGAAAATACTACCCGGCGGAAGCTCCGCCTTACACTTCTTGCAATTCATATTGTCACCTTGAGAAACTCAAATAGTTTTAGTTGTTTAGCAAGAAACTCAAATCATTTGAGTTTCTTATTTCACTTTCTTTGGTAAATTTAACTTGCTTGCAATTTGCTTTTATTCGCTTGTTTTTTTGTCCGCTTGTTTTTACGAACATCGAAAAACAGCTCAAACATGGGAAATTCGGGAAAAAGATTTCTCTTTCGCTTGCTTTTATTCGCTTGTTTTAACTTGATTCGCTTGTTTTGGAGCAAATTTATCAATTTCATCAAAACACGAATTAACGAAAACGCCGATTTGATTAAAGTAGCCAGTTTTTATACCGGATTCTCCTCGAAGGCGGCCACGAGCGTTGCGCCGTCAATGATCTTTATGTCGCAGCCGTCTTTTTGGTAGCGCTCAGCGTCCAATATCTTTAAGCTTTTGGCGTTTTCGCCATCTTTTATAACAGACACATCTTGCAACCCGGCAACGACATAATTTGTTTTCCTGCTTACGCTTCCGGCAACGCGGCCGCCTCTGCGCTCGATGAGGTTCTTTATCTCGCTGCGGGCATACCCTTCGACCACTCCTGTTATTACAAAAATCGACTTATAGAAATCTATTTTTTCGACCGTAGACATGGCGGCCGTTGTCACAGCAAGCTCGACCTCCTTTGTCGGGACATCCTCTTTTGCATTATAAACACTTTCCTCTTCGTACTCGTATTCTTCGTGCTCGTACCTCTTGCCTGTGACCAAGGGGGAGATGGTGTTCGAACCACTCTCCACCATGCTGATCATGGCCATGGCTGTTGCAGTAGCATCGGCCAGAGCGTTGTGATGGCCGTTCGGGCACACACCAAGCTCCGCACACATCGATTCAAGTTTTGCATCCTCGGCATCGGGATAATTGTGTTGGTACAGGGTCATGGTATCGTAATACACAACAGGAGCCAAAGACAGGTTGTACCGCAAAACAGCTCGTTCCAGAGCCGACTTATCAAAGTTGACATTATGGCCAACAACGGGATAACACTCAAAATACTGCTTTATTTGCGGCCATATCTCCGGGAACGTGGGCGAGTTTGCTACTACTTTTTTTGTTATCCCATGGATCGCTACGCAAGCACGACTAAAAGACTGTTCGGGATTTATCAGCGTATAAAACGTGTCGACTATTTTGTTATTTTTTACTACTACCAGCCCGAGAGAACAAATAATTCTTCTTTCGTTGGCTGTTTCGACGTCAAATGCAACAAAATCCATAATCAATACTCCTTTTTGTATTTTCCGGTATGATCGAGATCGCTTATGTAAGAAAGCACTTTTTCCTTTCCTTCCGCGTTAAACTTTCTGAAAGTTTCGACGATGCGAAACTCATCAGCGGACAGCGGTGCCGGAAACTCGGCCGACTGGCCATACAACTCGGCGATGCTGTTTATCTTATATAAGTCACAAATCATTAAAAGCATATCTGCATCAGGTTGTCCGCGCCCGTTCTCCCATGCGCTTACGGTTTTTCCGCTTTTTCCCAACCTTTCGCCAACTTCATAAATTGTCAAACCAACCTGCTCGCGAAAGTACTTAAGTCTTTCAGCGAGTATATCTCTTATCACTTTTACCACCTGCTCCTTTTGAAATCGACACCATCATAACACTATCGCAAGACACTGGGTGCGCTTGTTCTGTGTGGCGTTAGGTTTCTATCATTTTCGTGAAGTCACAAAAATGGTCGAGTCTGGCTTCGTGTTTTTTGCACTTTCGCTCAATAAAAGAAAATCATTCATCCTTGATGGTAGCGTTTTCCTTCTTTTGAGCTTTTTTTTGTTTTTTTTCAAGAGCTTCCATTCCAAGACGAATTAATTCCAGCGTGGCTGCGGAGCGACTCGGATAACGATTTTCAAAACGGAAATCATCAATTTGCTTCAAAAGCTCATCGTCTACTATAACCGTGTAGCGCGGTTTTTCTGTCGGCATATATGTTTCACCTCCTCTGGTTCATATTATGCATAAGTTCAGATGTTCTGTCAAGAAAAACCTTGACAGGTTCAGACCGTATGAACTATAATGGTGCTTGTCAAGGGTTCAGAAGTGCAGACCCTAAGAAAGGAGAATTATATATGGCAACTAAATTTAAGCGCGTGACATTTGCAATAACTCCCGAGTTAGAGACGCTAATGGACAAAGCAAAAAAAACATTCTACGATCATAACCTGTCCGATATGATTCGTAAGCTTATCCTCGCAGGTATAGAGGCGCTTAACGAAAAAGCCGATGCTAATGAAAAAGTGCAGTAGAAATAATACATGGCAAGCAGGTATAAACGCTAATTCTTGCTCTGACTGGCTCTGACTACAACAGGAGGAAAAATATGATAAAAAACAGCGGCAATTGGAACAGCGGCGATTGCAACAGCGGCAATCGGAACAGCGGCAATCGGAACAGCGGCGATGGCAACAGCGGCTATCGGAACAGCGGCGATGGCAACAGCGGCGATTGGAACAGCGGCTATCGGAACAGCGGCAATGGCAACAGCGGCAATTGGAACAGCGGCGATTGGAACAGCGGCCATCGGAACAGCGGCAATGGCAACAGCGGCTATCGGAACAGCGGCGATGGCAACAGCGGCGATTGGAACAAAACAAACTTTTCCAACGGTTGTTTTAACACTGTTGAACCGAAAATTCACTTGTTCAATAAGCCTTCTAAATGGACTTACCGGGATTGGTTGAATAGTGAAGCCCGTTACCTTCTCAACCAGATTCCCAGTGATGAGCTTGAATACATTTGGTTTGACGATATGACGGACGAAGAAAAGGCAGCACACCCGGAAGCCAAAACAACAGGCGGTTATCTGAAAGTATCGGATAATTCCGAACGCGCGGTTATTTGGTGGCGTGGTTTGTCTGACGATCAGAAAAATATCATTTCAGCGATTCCGAATTTTGATAAGGCGATTTTCAAAGAGATTACCGGAATTGATGTTGATGAGGCGTAATTAACACGGAGCCCGGCAAGCAGGTATAAACGCTAATTCTTGCTCTGGTCAGCTCTGACTATAACAGGAGGAAAACATGAAAAAAGACAAAAAGACATCGGTAGAGCTGCTGGAGGAACAGCTCTCGGAGGAAAAGTTAAGCAGAGCGCTGTTCCGTGACATTACACGTGCGGCGAATCCAACCGTAACAGAAGAAGAACTTGATTTCAAATGCGAAGTGCAGTTTGGTAAGTTTTTCAGCATCGACGACTTTGCGAGCGCGCTGGCGACATATTTGGCCGAAAAATATGACGATATATACGACCCGGAAGCACGTAGATTTTTAGATGAAACAAAGCGTGTCGTGAGTCTTCTGGAGGAAGCTGCGAAAGACCTCGTAAAAGAGTGGCAACAAACCGAACGCCGCAACGTATAAATTTGCCGTGAATTTTGACCGTAGAACGATTTTAGACAAGCAAGAGGACAAATAGCTGTCCTTGAACGAAAAAACGCCGTATGGGCTTTTATAGCCCTTGATTAACAGGAGGAACTATGGAAAGAGATGTTGCTTTGAAACTGTACGAGGACGCCCGGTTTTCCTTCAGTGACATAGCGCTGGCAACGGCCATGGCCGTGTCAAAGAAAAAGGCTTTACCTGAAACCCTTATGCCTGTTTCGAAAGCCATAATGGAAGAGCTGGCTGAAATGGCAATGATGCGCAAGCGCGCGGAGGAGGTGACTTTAAAATGACGATCGAAGATCTTAGGAAGGTGCCGAAGGGAACGCTTACAGTTGCGCAGGCGGCTGAATATCTTGGATGCAGCGCTCAGCAGCTGAGAGTATGCGCAAGGGAAAGGCCTGAGCTGCTTGGATTCCCAACGATCATTGTAAACAGCAGGGTCCTTATCCCGAAAGAAGCCTTTATACGATTCGTCGAAAATCCACAGGGGGACACATGATCAACAAAGTTATTATTGCAGGTCGGCTTGTACGCGACCCTGAGCTGCGCTATACATCAGGACAGCAGATACCGTGCGCTTTGTTTACCTTGGCGTCTGAGAGAGATTACAAACAGCAAGGCGGACCTGATGCGGATTTTATACGCTGTATTGCGTGGCGCGATACAGCGGAGTTTATAAGCAAATACTTTAAAAAAGGCAAGCCGGCGCTTGTCGCCGGCAGGCTCCAGACGAGACAATATAACGCCGATGACGGCAAAGCGCACACTGTTACGGAGGTCATTGTCGAAAACGTGTGGTTTTTCGAGGCACGCTCCGATGAGCCGCAACAGCAAGGAGGCGGCCGCCAGTCGCAGAGCGGACAACGGGGCTCACAGCAGGCACAGCGCCGCCCTACGGCCAACAATGTGCCTGCAGGGTTTGTGGAGGTTGACGACGATGGTCTTCCGTTCTAAAGTTTTGGAGTTTTTCCCAAAAAAGAAAAAGAACAAGTATAATGCGCAGACTGTAGTGTGCGCAGAGGGGATGTTTCATAGTCAAAAGGAGTATGCACGGTATATGGAGCTTCGGCTGATGGAGAAACATGGACATATACGCGAGTTGCGCAGGCAGTATCCGTTCAAGTTGCTGCCTGCGCAGCGCGACGAAGAAACCGGAAAGATAATCGAGCGTGAAACAAACTATGTTGCAGACTTTACGTACCGAGACAAAGCCGGGAATCTGCATGTTGAAGATGTAAAAGGCTACCGCAAAGGAGCGGCTTATCAGCTGTTTGCGATCAAGCGTAAGCTGATGCTCTTTGTGCACGGGATAAAGGTCGAGGAGATATAGCGGCGTAAAGAGGAGGAACTATGGCGCTTATACGGGTCGAGGAAACAAAAGGATATACGGTTATGAGCAATCATCATCTGCGTAACCGTAATTTGAGCTGCAAAGCAAAGGGGCTCATGAGTCTTATGCTGGCGCTGCCGGAAGACTGGGATTACTCCGTTAAGGGGTTGTGTGCGATCTGCGTCGAAAAAGAATCGGCAATACGGGCAATGCTGAAAGAGCTGGAAGATCATGGATATCTTGAGCGCAGGCGCGTACAGGATGAAAATGGGCGCTTTGGCTATGAGTACACACTGCATATGATGCCGGTCGCAACTGCCAAACCGGACGAAAAAGCAAGCGCGGCGCTTGATGAAAGCGCGTCGGCACCGTGTGAGGAATTACCGTATACGGAAAATCCGCATACGGTGAAACCGCATACGGAAAATCGCACACAAATAAATACTAATAAACTAAAGACTGACAGACAGACTTATATAAAGCAATCAAGATACGATAAATTTACTCTGTATGACAGTGATACTGTACTTGATACTATCTTAGACGATAGTAACAAGGACAATGTAACATACACTGAGCATGAAACAGATACAGAGTATCCGAGTTATGCCGTTGACGATATGGCCGTAGAAAAAGCCAAGCAGCAGATCGGGTATGATGACTTGATACTCTCTTCTCCGTTCGGCGAGGTGCAGGTAATAAATTTAGCCGTTAACTGCATAGCGGAAATGCATGGCGCATCGAGAGGTGTTTTGCTTGACTATGTGCTGTACAGGCCATCGGACATGCGCGAGAGAGCAGCGCGCTTATTGGGTTATCATGTCAGGTATGCGGTCAAAAAATATCTTGATCGCAATGACATTATAGAGCACCCACGGAAGTACATGATGGCAATACTGCTTGAGTCCTTGGAGGTTGCTGGGGGTGCGATCGTGCAGAGGTTTGAGGCGCTGAAAAACAACCCTGTGCTTGCTGAGACGCAAGGTGTAATGGGGGCGGCATCGTCGTGAGCCTAAAAGCTATTAGTGTCAGCTCCGAAGAGTTTGGAGAGGTGCTTATCTGCGCAGTGCGATATTCTCTCAGGGCGCAAGGGCATATGGCAGATACGGTTGCAGGTTTTGTGCGGTCCGTACTGGGGCAGATCAGCGGACATGCACTGCAAAGCATCGAGCGTGACATTGCGGAAGTGTGCTCCCAAGGGTGCGGAAATGCGGTCAAGCATGTTTGGTATGGCCTTTACGGCGATATCAAGACGGAGATAAGGAGTCGGAAAAAGATGCAGATGAAGTTGAATAAAGAGCGTTGTGAGTGTATTTTGGGGAAAACAGAGAACCTGTGCGAGGGAATTTGCGGGAAATGTGGGTGGAATAGAGCTGTTGCGACGAAAAGAGCTGAGCACATGCGCAGGGGCGGGCTGAAAAAGTGTAGTGATGGCTTATACAGGCTGATAATGCCCGGGGAAGTTGTGCCATAAACGGTTTGGAGGTGGTCGGGTGAACAAGAGACTGAACGCGAAAGAACAGGGAGATCTGATCGAACTTGCGGCGGCGCTAACGCTGATAAACGGCATAGGATTGCAAGAGAGGATCAGCAGCGCTCCGGGCGGCGCTCGCGACTTCGGGTTGCTGAAGAGCCTTGTGTCAAAAACGTTATCAAGGGTATTTGCTACCGTACCTTTGGAGCAGTTGAAAAGGATCAAAAGGCAGTTTGAGCTCATCGAGATATCATCGGGGGTGCGCGGAGTCGGGGCGAGCGATGCAGACAAAAAATACGGGCGCTTTGTCTCGCACGAAGATCTGCGGGAGTTGATAAAGGGATGCTCGGATAAGTGTGACATATGCGACAAAAGCGCAGAAACGCGGAGAAATTGTAAGCTTAGAAAGGCGCTGAACGCACTGCCTGTCGATCACGAAATATGCCTGGATGATTTTGACATAATTGTTTAGTACGGACAGAGAGAGGGCGGAAGATTGGCCATAACAATAAAAAACTTAAAGAGAGCACGTGCCATGAAGCTTGAGCTTGAACGGCTTAAAAAGCGGCTTGAGGAACTGAGGGTAATTGTGCCCGGAGATCGGGCGATGAAGCTTACAGGCGTGCCAAGCGGCACCGGTCAAGGCAACCCAGTCGAGGAATATGTAGTAAAGCTTGAGGAGCACGAGACACGGATATTCAGGGCTGCGTGCGAACTCGAAGAGCAGCTGCGCGAGATCGAAGAGTGGATATCGCGCCTTCCGCCCGAAGAGGCAAAGGTTATAAGTCTTAGGTACATCGACGGTTACAGTTGGCGTGAGGTCGAACGGCGTGCAGGATATGCGCAGAACAATTCAACGGCTTACAGAATTCAAAGGAGAGCGCTGAAAAGAATATAAATGAGTGTAAAAAGGGCGCAAAAAGACGCATTATTCCGTGATAAAATTACATCGTGAGGTTTTACGATACAAAAGCTTGGAAGCACGTGCGCTTATTGGCCTTGCAAAGAGACCACTATGTGTGCAAGTGGTGCGAAGCCAAAGGCGTATACGCAAAAGCAGAGGAAGTGCATCACATTGTGCGCGTGGACAAAGACATAAGCAAGGCGCTTGACCTTGATAATCTCGTTTCTTTGTGCCGCGAATGCCACGAAACAACAAGAGAGCGAGGGTGGAGACGGTCCCAAAACAAACCGAAAGCGCTTGATGTGCCTGACGGAGTGCGAGTGATCCGGATCGACTGAGTGTGCGAGTGGGTATCCCCCCCTACCAAAAAGTTGAAAAGGCGGCAAAAAAAACCGAAGCGTTATAGAGTATCTTACACCGCGAACGGAATTATGTTATGTGAGGAGGTGAGCCGAATGGCCAAAAAGAGAATGACGGCCGCGCAGATGAAGCGGCTGCGCGAACAGTTTCTGGTAGTAGCAGACGAGCTGCCATCCGAGAAAAAATATATATTCGAAACCACTTTCCAACGTTACGAGGAGCTTATTCGGCGAGCCGATGAGCTTGAAAAAATTTTGTCTGCAGACGGCGTTATGCTTATTGGCTATAACTCGCAAGGCTTCCGGGTAGAAAAAATAAACCCTGCGCTTGCGGCATATAATCAGACCGCCGGTGCCGCCGATAAAGCGGCACAGCTGATCCTGCGCTATGTGATACCGAAAGAAAAAGAAAAAGGCGGGGATGATACGCCGCCCAAGGATGCCTTTGAAGCTTTCTGACCTTCGCGCCGTCCGGTATGCGGAGGATACTGCGGGCGGCAAAATTGTTACAGGCCTAAAGGTCCGACAAGCGGCCGAGAGGTTTTTGCGAGAGCTCGCAGACAAAAAATTTAAGTGGAAATTTGATATTGATTTAGCCCAGCGCCCCATTGATTTTATGGAGCGTTTTTTGGTGCCCTCGAAAGGCGATTATGACCGTTTTGAGCTTATGCCGTGGCAATGCTTTTGCGAGTCAAACATATATGGCTGGGTAGACCCTTCAACCGGTTACAGGCGCTTTAGGGAGGCTCTGATACTGGTCGGCAGCGGCAACGGAAAAAGTACGCTGGTATCAGGCAATGCGATATTTGCCGCCTGTAAAGACGGGGAGCGTGGCGCGGAGGTGTACTGCCTTGCCAATTCTCGGGACCAAGCTAAAATCGTCAGCCGTTCAGCCGCCGAAGCCGTGCAAGGATCTCCTTTGCTGCAGAAGCATCTGCGAGTTACCCGCGAAGGTATATTCTACGACGCCGCCAACAGCAGCATACAGGCGCTTGCTACAGACATTACAAACATGGACGGCAAAA